TAGTTAACGGGTCCATTAGCGTTTTCCGTTATTGGACATGTACGCCGTCATGCCCATGTATGCTCCCACCACGCCAGCCTGTCCGATGTAGAAAAGCCCAAACAAATCCGATAGGGCCTTGATCCGGCCATCAGGGAAGATCGGCAAGAATACCATCAACGTGAACCCAATCATGGAAATCATCGCTACCCAGGCCATTCGACGCTGGGCATCCGCTTTCTCATGCTGATCACGAACTTCCGCTAACGCGAGCTCCTGATCGGAGACAACGCCGTCACTATCAACGTCGAGCTCGTTGTGGTTGCTGTCTTTCTGTAGTTTTTTCTGAGACATCAGAAAACCTAACAGTATTTGTAACTACCGCCCCGGATTGCCTCTCCCATTCCACGATTCTTACCTTTGGAAACGGACGCCTTAGAAACGTTAGGCGTGGGCTCTTCTACCGGAGGGTTGTATGGAACAAACCCCTGATCCTTGATGACTTGTCCGTCGCGGACGCCTTTTTCTGACTTTGCCATAACAATTATCCTTGTTGTTTTAGTATTTCACGTTCTCTTGCAGCTAAAATACGGGCGGCGGCAATATCTTTGGTTGCCTGTACCCTATTTTGGCTATTTTTGGAGTTTTGAGCCGCTTTTTGTTGATCAAACTGCAATCTTTGCTGATCCAAAGCGTTTTCCGCAGCATCTTGCTGTGCTCTAAGCTGTAAATCCTGCTCTTTCAAGGCAATTAACGGATCCGGTTGCCCCGCACCGCTAATTTGAGCACTCATTTGCTTAACTTGCTGCATACCTTCTGCGATAAGAGCCGCCACGCGGCCTTCCATTTGTTGTAAAACCTCTGGAGGCGGCTCCTGACCTTGAAACTGTTGAGAAACTTCTGCAAAGACTTGCTCCCTAGACTTGATGGATACGTGTTCCATAACATGTTTCTGCAAAGCCATGGCTACAGAGGGTATCTGAGCAACCATGCCTGATGAACCAAAGACCAAATGCGCCATTATGTGCGCGTCGTGGTTCTGTCCTTGGAATGCAACCAACGGCAAGTTGTCCAGGGACTCCGAGTTCTCCATCGCGGGGTCTTTGGGGGTAGGATCGTCCTTCCCTTCAGGCTTCAATATCGCATCAACGTCCTTGACGCCCACCGCGTTGTACATTCTACGGTACGCTTCATGCATATTATGAAGATCTGGAGCCGATTGAGCCAGTTGAAGCTCCGTCTGCGCCAGCGTCACCCTCTGCGCCATGGAGAAAATGTTGGGATCTGCCGCCGGTATGACATCAACCCTGTCGTCAAAGTCCTCGGCCTTTACCGTGCGCTCCCCACCGACAACGTCATAGGGGTACTCTTGCGGTAAATATTGACCAAAGACCTTGGCAAGCAGCGAAAATTCTTCTTTCTGAGCGTAAAACAGGCGCTTATGAATGGCCGACATGACCTTCGCGCCCTGCTCAAGCATAGCAATGGTCGTTCCAACCGCCGCTTGTTGATTTCCATCTCCAACTTGCAGGTTGGATACCGCCGCAAACCGCTGACCAGCCTCAACACAGAAACCCATCAACTGGAACAGCGTTTGATCGGCACCTTTGTACGGCAAAAGCATCAGTGAATCGCGAATGGCACCTCCAGGTGCGTCTACATCACGAAACTCACCCGGAGATAGCGGATCGTCGTCATTCCGTATCCGCAAGCCTCGCGCTTTGAAGCCCGCCGGTAAGTTTGACAGGGTCCCCGCGTCGATAAGCTGACGCAACGCTGCGGTAGCCGTGCGACTCAAACCGCCAATCATGTGGATTAAGCCAAGTCCATAGAACCCAAACCCAGGCAAAAACTTGAAATGTACGAAATACTGGTTCTTTTTGTAGTTTGGATCGTCTTTCGTGTAATTCCTGCGGACACTGAGCACCGCACCACTGTCCTCGGACACAGTCACGATATATGGAAGCTTGATACCAGTGGGCTCCCCATCGTCTCCCATGTCTTCGTAACCGTCGAGGTCCAAATCGACGTGGCATTCAAGAAGAGTTATCTCCTTGTCTACAATTGTCGGCTCTACACCCGTAATGTCGTCCATCTCTTCGCGAACTGTAGAAGGCTCCGACTGCGACGGCGTTACTTCTACGTCGGCATAAAAACCAGCGCGTTGTTTCTTACGGAGTTCGTTCTCGGTAACTTGAATTATGTGGGTGACGTTTTCAGCCGTCTCCAGATCCGTTGCAATGTACGGAACAATCAACTGCTCCGCCGGAACAAACTTACTGACCGCCCTGCCAAGAAACTCGTCGTAATATACTTTCTTAAACGTAGACCCAGATAGCGGTAGATAGAAGAGCATCTGATCGAACTCAGGGGTGTACTCTTTCATCACGCACGTAATCTGATAATTCATAAAGTGGCGAACGCGAGTGGCCTGATCTTCCTTCTCTTGAGTGACCTTACCTACAATCTCCGTGCGTACCGGACCACCGGCAGGCAACAATTCACCAAAAGCCTGCGCTTGAAACTGAGTAACGGCCTCGGCAAGAAGTGGATGCGTAACGCCCGTCGCACCACGGAAGGGCTCTGATCGTTCTTCGTACTGGAAACCAAGCAACTCAAGACCGGTGCGATAGGCGTCTTCCCAATCCTTGCGGCCTTCCTTGTTTGCCTCGTAGTCCTCTACAAGTTGAGACGACATTCTAGAGACAACGGAATCATCCAAGTTGTCTACAAGGTTTGCATAGAAGTCGCCCGTATCAGGGGCCGACATAACCGGATCAAAGTCAATAACGACGCCACCATCCTCTTCAAACTCAATCTTGAGTTCCGGATCCTCGACCAGAGCCTCGTCCTCTACGGTGATCTCAACACCTTGAGCATCCTCCAAGTCCAACTCCACCTGAGGTAGCGCATCCCGGCGCTCTACAAGGGAGCTTGTCCCAAAGTTGCTGCGAGGTAACGGGTTACGAGCCATGGTTATCGCCTCAACGACATAATGCCGCCATATGCTCTAGCTTGAGGAGAAAAGAAGTCCCCTGTCTGCGGATCAAAGCCAGGATTCTCGGTAACGCCCTGACCAAGTGGCTGTTGCATTGGAGGCATTGCAGGCCGAACAAACCCCTCCGACCTCATCAGTCCACCCATAGGATTACTCTGAGAAGGTAGATCCATAAGTTGCTGCTTTTGTTCAGGAGTAAGATCTCTTACCGCAGAACCTTCCATGGCCTCTGATCTAAATCTCATTAGCATAGCTTCTAAACTATTCGTGTCCTTATCCCCTAATGCTATGCGAACACTAGCCGAAGTATCACCACTAAAATTAAGTATCGCATTAATCAGATCATTGCGATATTTATTAACGGCACCCTCTAGATCTTTCGCTGCGGCCTCGCCGCCTTGCTGGTATCCAACCGGGCGAAATCCCATCATATTCATGCTAATATCTCCTATTACCGGCGTCTCAACCTACCATTCTTGGTTGCTCATATAAAGGTTTGTCTACAAGACCGCCATCCGCTTTGCTTTTCGGAGGAAAACCTCCTTCAAGAACAGTGGGCGTCGTTGCACGGTCCATGGCTTTCTGATCCCAGACAACGGCGTTCTTGGTCCGCGTGTCCTCTTTCGGTTCAGGGTATGTAAGATCAAGTTGGACGCCGTTTTCTATCATTTCCTCAATGAGAGATATCACTAAATCCGAAGCGTATGGGGGGACATCACCGTAGACACCGGAGTTCCATGTAGGTCTCTCGTTGGGCTCCAGTTCTTGCATCTTGTTAAGCCAATCGTCTTCGCCTGGAAGACTCTTAGCGAAATCTAATGCTTCGGGAAGTCCTTTTGAATGAAAAATAATATTCTCTGCATCTCGTCCATGTTGCCTAAATGCCCGTGTCGCCCGTAGAGCGGGTACAGAACTAGGCGCTAAATCGGCATCTGGAACAAACCCCAGCTTTCGTTTTTGCACCTTTTTAAGGTAACTATGCATTGTATCGCCATTAAGTGTAAAACCAATGGGTTCAGAAACGTCTGGAGGAGGATCTGCATAGCGGCTCTGTTGGTCAAAATACTTGTTTCCTGGAATACCCGCATCTGCAAATTCCTTTGCAAGTATTATCTTTGCCTGCCTCTCGGAGTTTGTATCCCTCGCTATCACTTGTAAAAGGTCCATGGACAATTCTTGCCCATCTAGGTAACGGGTTACGAGCCATTCTTGGCCTAAAGATGCAAACCCTGCGGATAGTCGATCAGCCCCATCTAGCTGTCTAATAGATTCTGGTGCTGCCATGTGCATTAAGCCCGGTAAATTGTCTTCCATCAGTAGCTTAACGGAAGGCATCCGTAGAACCTTTTCTAGAATCTCGGGTTGATCCGACAGCTTCATGTCGAGATCTATCATGTTCTTCCAATCTTCTGGGTGGTAGGCAAACTCAACAAGAGCGCCAGGGGTCCCCTTCAAGTTATACTTATTCATCACCTCAATAATCCGGAGATTGTCTGCTACTCTCCTCTCAAGAACCTCCGCAGAACGCTCTTGCGAGAAGATTCTCCCCGGATAGACTCTTTCATCAGGCAGATGAACTTCAACAAACTTCCGGGCTTCTCTTGCCTTTTTTGTATTCTCCAAAACAAGTTGTTCCGCGTTACGTAATACGAAATCAAGACTAGTGTCCGTAGTGTCCCCGAAGCGCATTTCTCCTTCAAGCCGTTCCAAGATACCCGCAAGGATATTTACGTCTTCCACGTCCACGCCAAAGTCCTTGGCAAATTTCTCCATATTTTTTCGCTTCAAACGCATATTTCCCAAGTCTCCCCTTTTCAGCGCCATTTTTTTATCTAATTCCGTTATCTTCGGGATGTTGAAAGATTTCGGCAGAAGCTTATTGTTAAGAAGAACGCGCCCTTTGGGCTCCTTGTTGAAATAATCTCCGGCAACGTCCAGGGCCTGTGCAGAATACAGCCCCGTACCTTTCATTGCGGCACCCTGACCAAGGGGGTCTTCTTTCAAACTAAACTCACCTATATCAAACCTGCCACCCTCAATTTCGGGAGAAGGAGTGCCATGACGCACTTTAATTCTTTCGCCTAGTGTATCCGAATCATAATCCCAGTCGAATTCTCCACTCTGTAGCATAGGAGGAAGTGACATAATCCCTTTTGGTTCTTGGGCCGTGGGCGTCAAAGCCTGCTTGAAGTACTCAATCCCAGGTTTATCCAGTCCAACCAGTTCGTGCATCTTGTTCTCACGCAACCAATTGACCATAGCCCCGGCGTCGTCCTTGACGGATTCCGGCATCTCACCCCAGAAAAGCTGCGCCGCAGTAACAATCGGGCTTATCCGCCCACGCATCAGGCTCCCAATGCCACGGAACATCTGTCCTTTTGCAGGAGGCTTCTCTTTCGGTACAAGTTGTTGACCAGGAGGCGGCTTCTTTAAATCACGTATATCACCCGCGACTCGCGAACCAATGTCCGAAGCCATAAGGCCTTTTTCTAAAACCGAAGGGTCCGTGGGCCGTGGATCGTTTGTCTTTTCCGACAAATACTCTAAATCTTTATGCAGACTGCTTACTTTTTCAGGAAATAAAAGACCTTCTGCTCTTTCGCCCCCATCAAAATAGCGAAGCTCAACAGGAAGGGTTTTCCAACCCAGAGCTTTTGCCGCCATTATCCTATGATTACCTTCACTAACCCAAGGAACGCCATCGTATCCAACCGTAATAAACGGCACATACTCTTCAGAGGCAGGGTCATCTTTATCTAATAAAGGAAGTTTGCCTGTTTCTTCCATATGGCTTTTAAGCCAAGCTAAATCCTGTTCGCGAACATTTCCCTGCTCTCCTCTTAGCCCCTTAAGCGTTGCTAATAAATCTACAGGTAAGTTAACTTTTCTAAAACTTGCCGTTACATCACCAAGGTGGGGTGCTCCGTACTCATCCCTACCCTTTTCTTCTGCATATTTAACCTTACGTGCTAACCAGTCTCCACCAGGATTGTCTAGAGATAGCTTTGGATCGTCGTCCGCCATAGCTAGATTCCCGTCTCAAAAGGGAACCGCAGCTTACAGGAAGCTATAAAAAGAGATGATACAATCACCACAAACACGATCCAGAAAACAACGACAAGTGGGTTCCTCTTCTCTTTAGGAGGATGCACCTTCGGGATTACCGGTTTCTTAGCCACGGCCCATGGCTCTATATAAGCCGCTATGCGAAATCTGAGGCAGGGACGCTAGTCCGCCCTGTGCAAAATCATGTTTCTGCTGGTAATCCGGTATCGTCTCGTCAGGCATTTCACCGAAACCCTCTTTAGCTCCAAAAAGTCCCCCCAAATTTGGAGCCTCTTCCTGAACACTTGTCACCATGTCTTGAACTGCTTCTTGAGTACCCGCCGCGACAGGAGAAACTTCCGAAGGAACCCCAAGGCCCAGCGAGCCAAGCACATCCGAACCATGTCCCGCAAGGCTGCGCCCTGTCGTAGCCATACTTATGGCGTTTGCCGCTAGACCGAAAGGGTTGAGGTTAACCGCCGTGTTGACGAGACTAGATATAGGATTATTAAGAGTGTAACTGACATAATTTCCAAGGGCATCGAACCCCTTAGTGAACAAACTTCCTATGCCGCCAAATATTCCACCAGCTTCGTCAGGTTCTTGGCCCAAGGCCCCGTCAACAAGGCCCAACGAAGCATCGGCGTCCACGGCGACCCCGCTCATGCCAGTTCCCATCATGTCAATTTCCGCACCAATGTCACCGGGTGCGTCACCGGGGGCGTCGGGGTCACCTCCCACTGATCCTTGGCTGTCTCCTTCAGCATCAGCATCAGCATCACCATCCGAATCACCACCATAGAACTCAGGCATACCCGTCATGGGGTTCATGGAACCGCCACCACTGACCCGGTCAAGGAGCATTGCTTCTTTGGGATTGATATGAGCAAGCATCGTGTCGCCGTTTCTGCCGTACTGCTGTAGCAGTGACGCCATGCCTTTGAGGCTCTCAGGATTCATTTGTCTCATCATCAGAGAGTCTCCCACGTCATGTCTTATCTGCGGCATCGTACTGAAGCATACAGGAACCTACCCATAGTAACTGCGAAGACGAACGGATGGCGCAGAGTCTATCCAGTCGTCACTCGGAAGTTGTACAAAATTACCCTGACGATAACGCATCAAGGCTTGCGTGGTGCTATCGACAAGGTCGTCATGCTCGCCAAAAGGAAATGCGGCACATTCATCCATGACCTCGTCCGCCCAACGTTCGTCTGGAGCCCATATCATCCCGCTCTCAAAAAGAGGCGAAACAGCATGAACCCTACTTACCTTATCGTTTCCCTTACTCGGTGTAAAGTTTACAACAGGTATACCTAACTGACGCAATTCCTGTGTCAGCGGCATTCCAGATGCCTTCGCCTCAATAATTACCGTCTCGGGGTCCCAGTAGTTGTAAAGCTCCAAAGCCTCGCTCTTCAATTCCGGAAAGTCCCAACGTCCCTTCTTCGCATCCAAAAGTATCAGGTTGGGGGGACCCTCCTCCTTCGGATAAAAAACACCCCACGTCGTTATTGCAGAAAAGTCAGAAGTCTCCTTCTTACTAAAAGCCGTGTCATAACTCTGTATGACATACTCCAATTGCGGAACTTCATCCTCTTTCCAAATATTCCACCACTCGCGCTTCAATATCGCGCCGTCTTCCGAAGTCGGGTTCTGCTGCCACTGAGCATTCCACTTGGCAACGGACAGTGAAGCGCGAACCCCCTCCAGTTCTTCCTTCTTCCAAAACTCAGGCCAACAAGCTTTGCCCGAAGGCATCAGAGCAGGAAACTCTATAACCTCCCACTTGTCCGCATGTTCATCATAACCCTGCGCCTTCAAAACCTTTGCCGTGAGATCCTTCAAAGACCACCGGGTCATAACAACGACAATAGCCCCTCCTGGCTGGAGCCTCTGCCGGGGACCCGAAGTGTACCACTCATACGCATGTTCCATCGCCGTCTCTGAAAGCGCGTCCTGCTCCGAATGCGGATCGTCAATAATTAAAAGATCGGCACCGCGTCCGGTAATCGCGCCCCCAACACCAGCAGCGAAGTACTCCCCACCATGGTTCGTGGACCATCGACCTGCGGCCTTACTGTCAATCTGTAACGAAACATCATCAAAGATATTTTGATACTGGGGCGTGTCGATAAGGTTACGGACCTTTCTTCCAAAGTTGACTGCAAGTTCCGCTGTGTGAGTCGTTTGAATGATCTTGGTCTTCGGTTCACGTCCAATGATCCAAGAGGGAAAGAGATAACTCGCGAACTCCGACTTCGTATGTCGAGGAGGCATGTTGATGATGAGACGTTTGTTTTTTCCCGTAGCAATGTCCTCGAACTTTTTCGCAATCATCTTGTGATGAGCGCCTGCAATAAATTCAGGCCAAACGTTTCTAACGTACCGTAGGAAGTCCTCCTGACATCCGTCTACCTCGTTCATCTGCGCGAGACGAAGTTGGAGTTTCATACGCCGTTCTTCTACATCCGGTGTCTCTGTTCTGAGCATGGGAATCCTAAAATTGTTTCACGTGAAACATTGTTTAACAGGTCTAATTACTAGCAAATCCGACCCCCGTTAAGCGATATGTTTTTTCACTGTATTATTTTTGCGAAACAAGGCCAGAGCCATCGCCCCACCGGGCGCGGGGCCGGATCGCGGGCCGCGCCGCGTAAGTCGTTGATTCCGTTGGCGGATTCGGTCGTGAGGACCCTTGACCGGGGACCCTGGCCCATGGTCCGGGCGCGACGGCGGGCGGTCGGATCGGCGCGGACCTGGGAACATC